TTGTTCTATCAGATTCATGAACTCATCAGATAGAGTAACGGCATGATGTAGATTAGTAGATTTTCTATTAACGTCCCCGCCTGTAGGCTTACGTATGTCCAAAAATTCTTCAATTTCAGGGTGTGAGATGTCCAAATATGCTGCATAGCTTCCTCGCCTTGTTACTCCTTGTGAAAACGCTAACATTTCTGCATCAACTACCTTTAGAAATGGTATTACTCCAGTACTCTCTGACCCCGCAGAGGTTTTACTCCCCACGGAGCGAATATCATTCCAGCATCCTCCAATGCCCCCACCTACGCTTGAAAGAAACGCATTTTCAGTGTAGTGCCCTGTAATGCCTTGTCTGCTATCTTCCACATAGTTAAGAAAACAACTAATAGGTAAACCTCTTGTAGTACCTCCATTACTTAAAATAGGAGTAGAGAACATGAACCACAGCTTACTAACATAATCGTACAGTCTTTGTGCATGCGCTTCATCGTCGGCAAATGCCATAGACGCTCTGGCAAACGCCTCTTGTGGAGAAGTCTCCCCGTTTACAAGATATCTATCTTGTAAAGTTTTAATACTAAACTCAGATAGATATTTATCCCTTTTATAATCAATTACTACGTTCATTCATTCTCCGCCCTATATCTGACAAATTATCAGCTCCAATCGCATCATCGCAATAAGTTATTAAATCCATTAACTCGTAATTTACTAGTAACCGCTCTGCATTCTCATTTAATGCTTGTATATACTTATACTTACTAGTAATGGGTAGTACGCTGTGGATATCCATTGCATTGCCATATTCTTTTATTAGCTGTTCAGCTCTCTTTGGCCCAATTCCTGGTATACCTGCAACATTATCCCCTTTATCTCCCGTTAAACACTTCATTGACAGGTATTCTTCTGGGCTTACGCTATAATGTTCTTCCCAATTATCTAAACGTACTTCCTTCCTAGTGACATACGAGAATCTTGATACGGTTTCTTGTATAAGTAGATCCCAGTCTCGGTCACTTGATATAAGCCATATATAATCTAAGCCATATCTATCTTTTTCTTTTACTAGGTGAGCAGCTATATCATCTGCCTCTACACCTTTGTATCGTAGGATAGGATAGTCTTCCGCTAGTACTTTTAAGGATTCTTCAAACTCTTCAAAGAACTCCTCAAATGCTATCTTCTCTTCCTCTGTTTGAGTAGCAAATTTATCTTTTCGATTCTGTTTGTACTCGGATGAGATATTTTTTCTGTAAGTAGAAGAGCCCCAGTCTGCTGTAATTATAATATTCTTACATTTATATGACTCGGCTAAACTCTGCACAGTTTTTTGGAAATCATACCTAAAGTCTGTTCTACCTTGGTGCTTCCATCGAAACGCTAGGTTAAGCGAATCTACTATTAGCGTTGTTTCTTTTCTGTCTTTTACAATTTTATCTGTAAAATTAAATGCCATTGATAAACTCTACCTTTTCATGTTCTAGCCATTCAGTAGCTAAGGAAATATAACACTCTAACCAGTTAATATACATATAGTTTACTACTTCTGGTTTTATTGCACTTACTACAAATGGTTTTGACCGATTATATTTGAAAAACAATAAAGGCTCCTGGTTACCGCCTTCAGCTTGTATTACTACTTTTTTCCACCAACGTATTAAGTTATTTGTTTTTTGGGCTGTAAACATAGAGTCGTTTAAAGGAGAATCAGCATAATTTTTAACTTCAATGCAAAACCGATTCTTTTCATGGGGAATATATAAATCTCCTTTTAAGTATTCGAGAGCACCAGAAGCTGGAACTCTCTCAAACTTATGTCCTGTAACTTCTCTAAGCATATCCCTAATCAAATATTCTCCTCTCGCTCCTTTCGCTCTCGAATCTACCATTCTCTTCTTCTGTTTCGGATTTCTCCGGCTTGGCTGTAAGCTCTTTAGTTAATAGAAATGTTCTTCTCTGTGATATTGCTCGTTGTGTAACTTTTGTTATATGCCTCATACGAGTACTTTTCATTATTTCTCCAGTTTACTAACGTTTCCTACCTTAATCACTTCCACTTTCTCTAGCAGAGGATGTGTCCAGCCATGACTAACAACATAAGTATTTAGACCTTCTTCGCAGAGCAGAACTTCTATTAGCTTCTCCCTACCAGTATCGTCTAACACATTAATTACTTCATCTAAAAATAAGATATTGATTTGAGACTTTGAAATACTACTCATTAGTTTGCGAATCGCAATCAATGTAGCCGTATTTACTCTTGCTAACTCGCCACTCGAAAGTGCTAAAATATCTACTAGGCTTCCATTATCAGTAATCTGTACATTCAGTTTATCATTTGAAACTACAAACTCAAGGGTAAACCGACCGTCTGAAAGTTCTGCAAGATAAGTATTAGTAAGCTCTTGTAGTTCTTTTACAAGATTTTCAATCTTGTAGGCAAGCAATCCATTAGTACTAAAAGACTTCTTGAGTACTTCTAGGTTAGATGCTATTTCCTGCTCCGCTTTGAATACTTCTGTACACTTAGCTAATTCAGATAAAAAGCTGTCTGTTTGCTCTTGGATTACTTGAATACGAGTGTTCCTTTTAGTCCTGCGATCATTTTCTTTCGCAACAGCATTAATGCTATCTTTAGACTTTTTCAGAATTGTCTCTAATTCCTCAATCTTTTCTTCAATATCTGACTTGTTCAAAGGTATAGAAGGTAAGTCTGATTCTATACTTCTATACAAGTCTTCCCACTCTTTCTTAGTCTTTATTTTTTTCTGAAATTGTTTATTATTTTCTATAATTTCACTAATCTGCTGCTGGATACTGATAGATAGTGCTTTTGCATTTTTTATTTTTATTTCTTCAGTAGCCACTAACTGGGCCATATGAGTCGGGTCTATTGACTGTTCACAAGTATGGCAATGAGTTCCTAGTTTTAGCATCTTTTCAATAGCCTGCTTTGACCCCGTTGCGATTTGTGTAAGACCTCCTAGCTCTCCCTGTAAGTGATCGTAAGATACAAGTTCAGTAGCTTTAATACCTTGTACGGATACTAAGTCTATATCTTTCAGCATGTCTTTGTACTGATTATTCTTAGAAATTTTTCTATTTGTATCAGAGATATTTTGAAGTTCTATTGATAAAGACCGTAACTCTTTCTCATCTTCTTCCGTATAAACTTCAATATCTTGCATAGGAAGTAGGGTAGTATCACTTAATTTGTTATCTTGTAGCCACTTTTCTATAGTTGCTATAGTAGCTTCAATCCTGGCTAAATTGGTGCTATACCCTTTTGCAGCTTCCTTGAATACTTCAAAGAGCTTAACATAGTTCTCTAGGTGCAACAAATCTATTAGAAACTTTTTTCTATTGGTATCTGTCGCTGTAAGAAATTGTAAGCTAGTGTTTGTATTTTGGTATACTAACTGAGTAAATGTTTTAAAATCAATTCCAATTATTTCTTGTAGAGTCTTATAAGTATTTGTAGCCGTGTGGCTGCTTATGTCCTCTCCATTATGTAATAATTGTAGCTTGATGCTTGTTTTACGGTTGATTATAACTTCATAATTTTCTGAATCTTTCTTAAAAGATAGATGAATACTATAGCCATTATTTACATATCTATTGGGTATGTCTACTTTCTTGATGCCTTTAGAGTTTTTATTATACAGTGCTTCTTCGATAATTAACGGTATGGATGATTTACCCATACCGTTAGTACCAATTATCTGAGTTACTGTATTATCTGATAAATCTAACTCATTATCCGCACCATAGCTGAAGCAGTTACTCCATTTCAACTTTTGAAGCGTAATCATTAAAAGTTCCTATAATATTGTGTACGCGGTCTTCGTTAATTTCTAGAATATAGTTTAAGTACTCTACTAATTCTTCTTCGATGGTCATATCTTTTTCGATAAAGAGAGCAGTTTCTGAAGAACGCTTTACTACTTTTTTATCTAGTAGTTCTGTGTTCTTAATACTTGCTAACTCTTGCAGGTCACCCTCTATCTCGTAAATAGTGTGGTGATAACTCGTAGGTACCATATCTTTTGGATCAGTAACTGTTTTACGAATTAGTTGGGGCAATTCAAACTTACCCCAGACCCAGGACCAATTTGCCTCATTAATTAGTAAATATCCTGTTTCAACCACATTTCTATGAAAAGAAGTTGTCATAGGAGAACCAGGATATACTATGTTACGCTGTGTATTGCTGTGTGCGTGGAGATCACCAGCAAATACAACAGGAAAACTTTCAAATCTACTTAAATCTGCTTCTGGCTTAACATGCGGCGGAATCTCACCACGAACATGGGTAAACAAAGGTTTTGATGGGTCAAAATGCTCTATACTACCGGGCCTATGCAAGTCAGCGTATGGGAGTATTCCATAACCTAAATCTTGGTCAATATACGATATGTCTACTATGGTTACTAAAGGATTAATATCCCGTGAGACTTGTTTTAACTGTGTAAAGAAAGTCTTGTTTTTCTTAGTAGCTTCGTGATTTCCATCGTAGATTATGGTTGGAATCTTTACTTTTCTAATAAAAGAAAAGTAAAGCTCCAATTCTTCCATACTTGGCAGACGGTCAAATAAATCTCCCCCGATAATGTGCATATTGCACTCTAATTCAAGGGCATAAATCTGCTCAAAAAACAGCTTATACCGATTTAATGCCCACTCTCGTGGTACATTCTTTTGACCCAGCTTGATGTGCCAGTCTGCCGTGTATAAAATCATCCTACATTAAACTCATCTTCTAAAGTTTCGTCGATCTCGTCAGCTCCGTTTTTGTGGAACTCATCAAGCAAGGCTTTCTGCGCATCTGGTGTTGGGCGAGGCATAACTTCATCCATAGACTTCAACGCTTCAAATAATACCATCTCATCTTTATCCAAAGCACAAGGCCTGCACTTCAGCACCTGAAGCTGGTACTCAACGTTGTATGGCAGTGGCCCTGTTTTTACGCGCTTAAACTTAACTTCCCAGCCTGATATAGGATCCGTTGGATCACCCAAGTCTTCTGCTGCTGTCATGATTTGTTCGAATAACTTCTTCTTTAGATTTACTACTTTGACTTCGCCGTTATCAATGCACTGCATCGCATAGCTCCAGCCACATTTCAGATCAGGGTGGTACTCTCGAACCCAATCTTTTTCTTTGTTATTAAAACGTTCTTCGTTTCTGTCGAAAGAAAGGCATTCAAATGGAATGTTCTTTCCGTTCTTACCTTCAATCCAGTATACATAGCGAGCTAGGATATCACCCACTAGCCGGAGACTATTGTCTCCATCTCGATATGTGTAAGATTTGATTGCTGATTTCTGTGCAGCGCCTTTTGATTTTCCGAATGCTAGTGCCATTTAGTGCTTCTCCGTTGGGACTTCTTCAAATAGAAAATGTAGTTTTTCATCTTCTACTCTCAATAGCCTGTTGTTAATAAATAATGACCTGTCTATAGGATTATGAAACAGGTCTAAAGTAACTTCTCCACTTGCATAATACTCTGCTAAAGGTCTCAAAGAGGCTAAAGCAATGTATTGTGCGGCTTCGATATTAGTATATTTGTATAAATTGTATAAAAGTACGTCTGGATGCAATACGTAAGATTTACCACTATAGTCTTTCAGATAAAACTTGTACAGTTTATCGTACGTGTTGTAAGGAACTAATCCTTTAGTCAACATTTTGAATATCAGGACAACGTCGTTAACACTTCCGTTTGCATCTTTAAATACTTTATTCCAGTTATACAAGAGCATATTATATCAAACTTTCCTTTATTTGTCAAGAACTTTTTTTCTTAGGTTCCAGATCTTAGCATTTATAGCTGTTTTATTTCATAACCTTGCTTTATGTAATAACCCATACGCTTTGATGCTTGTCGCTGGGCTGTTTTACCTACTAGATGTATATCTAGTATTACTGGAGAAATTTTTCCTTCTTGCTTCCGTATAACACGTCCAATAAGCTGAGTAAGCAATGGCTCGTTATTAACTGGTGTAGCAAGAATGAGACAACTTAGACTACTAACGGAGATACCCTCACTGAATATAGCTTGAGTACCATATAAAACATTCTTATCCCCGTACAGTATTTCGTCTACTAACTTCTCTCTATCCTCATGCGCTACCTCACCCGTAACACATACGGATGTTTCACCTGTCAGCTCGGC